CTGCAAGCGCAGGTAATTTGGCAATAGTTGATTGTATTGTAACAGCTTTAGGTGGAAATGCTATAACTATTACAGGTGCTTCAACCACTTTAACTTTGGCTAATAGTCAAGTTCTTGTTCAAGCAGGTAATAGTGTAGCTCCAATTAGTGTTGCAGGTATTTATTCAATATTTAATACTGTTTACGATAAACCAACATCATCTCTTACAGGAATTAGTACTAACTCCATTGATTATTTTCAATTTATCAACGCAGATAGATTACTTATGCAAAATGGAACAGCTCCATCTGTAAGTCTTGCGGGTGGTGGTATTCTTTATGTAGAAGCTGGAGCATTAAAATATAGAGGTTCTTCAGGAACAATTACAATAATTGCAGTAGCATAAAAAATAATAATGGCTAAGATTAGTACATACCCCATAGTAGGCAGCCCAACTCTTTCTGATATACTTATCGGAACTGATGTTGCTGACAGTAACAACACAAAGAATTTCTCTATAGGTGGTATGTTGTCTCTTGCTAATAACCCGTCTATATTGACAGACTTTGTTCCATATATAGGAGCCACTCAAGATGTAAACCTTGGAACGTTTGGTATTACTGCGGGCTTTGGTGACTTTGCAAACTTATCAATAAATGGAGAGCCAATCTCTTCTTACGGTCAATTTGTTAATATGAACACTCAGTCAGGAATTATTATTAATACTGCTGAGCCTGTTAAGTTTACAATCCCGGGTATATTAGACGGTATAAACATTGCGTCTAATACAACGTTTACAGTTGATTATGAAGGGGTATATGTAATTAATTTAAAAGCAAGAGCGGTTCATTCATCGGGTGGTGGAGATGCTCAGCTTTCTTTTTGGATAAGAAAATTAGGTCTTAACATTCCTTATTCTCGTCAAGTATATACTATTCCAAATACTCACACTCAAGAAATATATTATTCTTTTATGATGAGAATATTGCCTACTGAGACTGTTGTGCTTTATTGGACTACAAGTAATCTAAATGTAACATTAGCATCGTCAGTAGCGGGCGGCCCTTATCCTGAGTCTCCATCATCTATTATTGAGATTTACAAAGTAGCAATGTAATGAATGGTGAGATTCGTAAAATATCTGTAGGCCCTGACTATAAAAGCGCAATGCACTATATGGTGGGCCAAAATATATTAGGAGACACGAACGAGATACATCACATTAAGCACAACATTAAAAAGTTTTCCTTCCAAATCTTCATCATCAATAAAAAAGAAGAGGTAGTTTTGTGGAAAGAGTTCAGTCAATCAATTCCAATTTCAATCGAATTTAATATAGATTTCTAATGAAATCCCCATTCTATTTCATCACCAAACCATTAGAAGGAAAAAGATATAACAACACAAAAGACATAGGAGGAATAGAGTTCATCGTCAATACATCTGAGGAAGAACACAAATTCTCTAATCGTGAAGCGGTTGTTATAGAAACACCTTTAGGTTACACCGGTCCAATCGAGCCCGGTGATATTTTACTTGTCCATCACAATACTTTCAAGTTCTACAACGATATGAAAGGCAGAAGGAAGAGCGGCAAGAGTTTTTTCAAGGAAGACATTTTTATGATTGAGTACGACCAATTCTTTCTGTACAAAAAGAAAGACAAGTGGTTTGCTCACGATAGATACTGCTTTGTAAAGCCTATTCCGGCTATTGATTCTTACATCAAGAAGCCATTCTCAGAAGAACCACTGATGGGTATTATGAAATATCCAAATGAGTATCTTGTTTCTCAAGGTGTAAATGCAGGAGATAGTGTGACATTTGGCCCTGATAGTGAGTATGAGTTTAGTGTAGATGGCGAGAAGCTATACCGAATATATGACCATCAAATAACAATGAAATTATGAATCTACTTTGCATTGATGATGTGCTCTTAAATCCAAAGGAGTACGTACAGGATATTTTACAATACGGTTTCCAAGACTATGCTGATGGATGGAAGGTTTTTAAAAACGTGCAGGCACGAAGCAATGATGAGTTTGAAAAAAACGTCTTAGAATTATTCCCGAATTACGAAGCTAAATGGAATTTTGTAAGACAGTCTCCACTTAATCAAGAGGAACCAAACTTCATTCATACGGATGAGATGATGGGAGACATCACAGTTATTTTGTACCTTAGTCAAAATCATCCTGACAATGATGGAACAACTTTATATGACGGAGATGGCAAACCTATGTGCGTGGCTTACTCTAAGTTCAACAGAATGGTTGCGTTTGATTCAGATTGCCCTCACTCAAGAAACATATTTGAAAACTTTGGCGAAGGGGATGAGGCTCGTTTAGTACAGGTTATATTTTTAGAACAAAAAATATGAGCAAGGAATTAAAAGAGAAGATTATCTCAGCGGGATACAAGGCGGTAGAACATCTTATTGAAGTTGCCGAGGAGAAGATTATGCAGAAGCACGTTGACAGTGACGGAGAGGTGTCAGAGTTAGCTGCAGATAGACTAAAGAATGCTGCTGCTACAAAGAAGATTGCCATCTTTGATGCCTTTGAGATTCTTAGTAAGATTGAAGCAGAGAAAGAAGCTCTTGAGTCTATCGATAAAGGGCCGAGCAAGGTGGATACAAAACAAGGATTTGCAGAACGAAGGTCAAAATAACTTATACCGCGTACTTGATAAGTATGTTCCCGGTGTTGCGATTGCCAAAAAGAACAAGGCTAAGTCTTGGGATTATGGATACAACAAGGAATATGACTTCGTTGTTATATCTAAGACAGGGGAGATTGGAGATATTATTCGGATAGCTGATTTGAATATAGCTCTTCCTCCAACTCCAAGTTCGTGTCTTCAAAGACACGCGAAAAAAAAAGAACAGTATTGGGAAAGAGAAGAGCTTCCTTTTGCTCTTGCAAAAATTCAAACTATATTTCAATGGAATGATATGTCCTCCGAGTTTAAGAATCGGTGGGTAGATTACATTGAGCGTCAGTTTGATTATCGAGAAGAAGGAATGTGGTTTATGAACAATGGAGTCCCTACCTACATAACGGGGGCTCATTGGATATACTTGCAGTGGTCAAGTATTGATATAGGATACCCTGATTTTCGAGAGGCTAATAGAATCTTTTGGATTTTTTGGGAGGCGTGTAAAGCTGATGATAGATGTTTTGGAATGGACTATCTAAAGATACGTCGTTCCGGATTTTCATTTATGTCATCATCAGAATGTATTAATACAGGTACGCTTGTGAAGGATGCTCGTGTAGGTATACTATCTAAAACAGGAGCTGATGCTAAAAAAATGTTTACCGATAAGGTTGTTCCTATTAACAACCGCCTTCCTTTCTTCTTCAAGCCTATTATGGATGGAATGGATAAGCCAAAGACTGAATTGGCGTATCGCGTTCCGGCTTCAAAGATTACGAAGAAGAATATGTTTGACTCTTCTCAGGAAATAATAGAGGGTCTTGATACAACAATCGATTGGAAAAATACTGAGGATAACTCATACGATGGAGAAAAGCTAAGGCTCCTCATCCACGATGAGAGTGGTAAGTGGACTAAGCCAAACAATATCAAAGAGAATTGGCGAGTAACAAAGACCTGTCTACGTTTGGGTAGTAAGATTATTGGTAAGTGTATGATGGGGTCAACCTCTAATGCGTTAGCAAAGGGAGGTCAGAACTTCAAAGACATCTATGAAGACTCTCGAGTCCTTTCACGAAACGCAAACGGTCAGACCAAGAGTGGGCTATACGCTTTGTTCATTCCAATGGAATGGAATATGGAAGGGTTCATTGACCTTTATGGTATGCCTGTATTTAGAAGGCCGGAGAATCCAATACGCGGTGTTGATGGTGGATGGATTACTAATGGTGCCATTGACTATTGGGAAGCTGAAGTAGAGTCATTGAAGAATGATGCAGATGCGCTGAATGAGTTTTATAGACAGTTCCCGCGCACGGAATCGCACGCTTTCAGGGATGAGAGTAAGCAGGCTTTGTTTAACTTGACCAAGATATACCAACAGATTGATTACAATGATACGCTCATAAAAGAGCATCACGTAACTCGAGGTAATTTTATGTGGAAAGATGGAATCAAGGATAGCAAGGTAATCTTTATGCCGGATAAACGAGGTAGGTTCTTAGTAAGTTGGACACCAAAGAAAGAACTTCAGAATAATGTGCACGAGAGAAATGGAATTAAGTTCCCGGGCAATGAGCATCTTGGCTCGTTTGGTTGTGACTCATACGATATATCTGCAGTTGTTGATGGGCGAGGTTCTAATGGAGCTCTGCACGGTATGACTAAGTTCCATATGGATGAGGCTCCTGTCAATGAGTTCTTCTTAGAGTATGTTGCAAGACCACAGACCGCAGAGATATTCTTTGAAGATGTATTGATGGCGTGTGTGTTTTATGGGATGCCGGTATTGGCAGAGAACAATAAGCCTCGATTACTATACCATTTTAAGAATAGGGGATACAGAGGGTTTTCAATGAACAGACCCGACAAGCAATTTGCAAAGCTATCTAAGACAGAAAGAGAACTTGGCGGGATACCCAACTCATCTGAAGATGTTAAGCAGTCTCACGCTTCTGCTATTGAGTCATACGTAGAGAAGTATGTTGGTATGGACTTGTCCGGCACATATAGAGACTCCGAAGAAATGGGTAGTATGCCATTCACAAGAACACTTGAAGATTGGGCTAAGTTTGATATAAATGATAGAACTAAATTTGACGCATCTATTAGTTCGGGATTAGCCATTATGGCGAACCAAAAACATCTTTATATGCCTGAGAAAAAAGAAAGCAAAATAAGTATTAACTTCGCAAGATACAAGAATGATGGAACAATTAGTCAAATGATTCAATGAAAGATATAGTAATAAACGTTTTGTCTGCCGGGTTCCCAAATCAATTTGCTACTGATGCGGAGAAAGCTTCCGATGCTTATGGCCTTCAAGTAGGTCAGGCCATTCAGTATGAGTGGTTCAGAAAAGATGGGGGCGGATGCAGATATTACTCTCAATGGAATGAGTTCCATAAATTGAGATTGTATGCTCGTGGTGAGCAGTCTACAGGTAAGTATAAAAACGAATTAGCAGTAGATGGAGACTTATCTTATTTGAATTTGGATTGGACACCGGTTCCTATAATCCCAAAGTTTGTTGATATTGTTGTAAATGGAATGTCTGATAGATTGTTTAAGGTTAAGGCGTATGCTCAAGATGCAATGTCTCAAGCCAAGAGGAACAAGTATCAAGAGATGATTGAGACTCAGATGGCAGGTAAACCTGTTCTTCAAAAAATCAAAGACCTTACAGGTGCTGACCCATTTATGATGGACCCTGAAGAACTTCCGGAGACTGATGATGAGTTGTCATTGTATATGCAGCTTAACTATAAGCCGGCTATCGAGATTGCAGAAGAGGAAGCCATCAATACAATTTTTGACGAGAACCATTATCAAGATATTCGATGGAGACTTGATTACGATGAAACAGTTCTTGGAGTCTCTGTAGCAAAACACGAGTTTCTTCAAGGCGCAGGAGTTAAGTTGTCATACGTAGACCCTGCAAATGTGGTCTATAGTTATACTGAAGACCCACACTTTAAAGATTGTTTTTATTGGGGAGAAATCAAAACACTTCCAATTACAGAATTGTATAAGATAGACCAATCGTTAACGTCTGAAGACTTAGCTGAAATATCTCAGTATAGCCAAGGTTGGTATGACTACTATAATGTAGCTCGCTTTTACGAGAACTCCCTTTTCAGCAAAGACACCTGCACGTTGATGTATTTCAACTATAAGACAACAAAAAAAATTGTCTACAAAAAGAAAGTTCTTGAGAATGGCGGAACCCGTGTAATTGAAAAAGATGACAATTTTAACCCTCCTACAGAGATGATGGAGGAAGGCAACTTTGAAAAGATTGAAAAGGTTATCGATGTTTGGTATGAGGGGATTATGGTTATGGGAACTAATATCCTTCTTCAGTGGAAGATGTCTGAGAATATGGTACGCCCTAAGTCAGCATCTCAACACGCATTGCCAAACTACATAGCTTGTGCGCCTCGAATGTACAAAGGAGCTATTGAATCATTGGTTAGAAGAATGATTCCATTCGCTGACTTGATTCAGATTACCCACCTTAAATTACAACAAGTCATTGCACGTGTTGTACCTGATGGTGTATTCATTGATGCCGATGGATTGAATGAGGTCGACTTGGGTACAGGTGCCGCTTACAATCCTGAGGATGCTTTGAGATTATACTTTCAAACAGGTAGCGTAATTGGACGAAGCTTTACCCAAGATGGTGACTTCAACAATGCTCGCGTTCCTATAACACAACTTACCTCTAACTCAGGAGCATCAAAGACACAGATGTTGATTGCTAACTACAATCACTATATGGATATGATTAGGACTGTCACAGGTCTTAATGAAGCGCGTGATGGCTCTACTCCTGACCCTAACTCATTGGTTGGATTACAGAAGCTTGCTGCGCTTAATTCTAATACTGCAACAAGACATATTCTTGAGGCAGGTCTATATATCTATCGTTCATTAGCGGAAGCTATTACGTATCGTGTTGCTGATATTTTAGAATATTCTGATTTCAAAGATGAGTTTATCAATCAAATAGGTAGATTCAATGTGTCAATATTAGGAGAAATATCTGATTTGTACATATATGACTTTGGAATCTTTATCGAGGTAGCTCCTGATGAAGAGCAAAAGAATCAGCTTGAGCAGAACATTCAAGTGGCATTATCAAGAGGCAACATTGATATTGAGGATGCGATTGACATTAGAGAGATTCGTAATATCAAGCTTGCTAATCAACTACTCAAGTTAAAGAGAACTAAGAAAGAGCAAAGAGAAGAGAAGATGGCAATGCAAAAGCAAGCTATTGTTTCTGAGCAACAACTTAAATCTCAAGAGATGGCAGGTCAAGTTGCTATGCAGAAGATACAGATGGAAGCTCAATCTAAGATGCAGATGAAACAAGCTGAGGTAGCATTTGATATTGAGAAGATGAAACAGGAGGCTATGCTTAAAACTCAGCTTATGGCTGAAGAGTTTAAGTATAACCAACAACTTGCTCAGCTTCAATCAGGCACGCTGAATCAGCGTGATATGCAGAAGGAAGAAGCAAAGGATAAGAGAATCAGTATTCAGAATACTCAGCAATCTAAGTTGATTGAACAACGTAAAAACAATTTACCATCGTTGAATTTTGAATCAAATGAGGATAGCTTAGACGGGTTTGACTTTTCCGAATTTGCACCTCGTTAAAAACATATAGAATTTTTGTTTAAATTTGCAATAAATCAAATCTAAATACAATGGAATTTAAAGCAGTAAAATTAGTTGAGACACAAGTGAAAGGAGTTGCAGAGAGGGAAGCTGAATTGCTTTCTAATCACGAGGCTGAACAAGCGGCAGCAGCAGTAGCAGCAGATGCGGCAGCAGCAGCAGCAAGTGAAGGGGCAGGTGATGGAGCAGGAGCGAATGATGGTAATAATTTTCCTGACTTAAAAGAAGAAGACGTTCTTTCATATATTGGCAAACGATATAACAAGCAAATCAATTCATTTGATGAGTTGATGGCAGAGCGAGGTCAGGCTGAAGAAATGCCTGAGGACGTAGCTGCTTTTATGAAGTACAAGAAAGAAACCGGAAGAGGGTTTGAAGACTTCTTGAAATTAAGAGAAGACTTTGAATCAATGGATGGTGATGTTCTTTTAAAACAGTACCTTCACTCTACACAAGAGGGACTCGATAGTGATGACATCGATGCGTTAATGGATGACTACAGGTTTGATGAAGACCTTGATGATGAGTCTACTGTTAAGAAGGTGAGAATCGTAAGAAAAAAGGCTATAGCGGAAGCAAAGAAATACTTCGGTGAGCAAAAAGAAAAATACAAAATGCCCCTTGAGTCAAGTACGGCAGGTATATCTGAAAGCGAAAAAGAAGAGTTCGATGCTTACAAACAATATATGCAGCAAGCGAGAACAATCGAAGAGGAGAATAATCGTAAGCGTCAATGGTTTGACCAAAAGACAAATGAGGTTTTTAACAACGAGTTCAAAGGTTTTGAGTTCAATGTAAATGACCGAAAACTTACTTTCTCTCCGGGAGATTCGGCTGAATTGAAGAAGGCTCAATCAACACCACAAAACTTTATACAGAAGTTTTTGGATGAGAGTGGGCTAATGAAAGACGCAGCAGGATACCATAGAGCATTGTCTATCGCAATGAATCCGGACCGCTTTGCAAAGTTCTTTTACGAGCAAGGTATGTCCGATGCTACTGATGATGTTACGCGTAAGATTAAGAATATTAATATGTCTGAGCGTAGAGCAACTGAAGTGAGCAAGACTACAAATGGTGTTCAGGTTAAAGCAGTGAATCCTGACCACGGAAGAAATTTAAAAATTCGCAGCACAAAAAGAGTATAA